AGTTTGAGATATTGCTTTCATTGAATAAGAAGCGATGGCCGGAGCCTTTTTAACGCCTCCGCTAGGAGATATTTTTTTACTAGATTGGGGAGAGCTTGACCCCTGAGGCCTTCCGGTATTCGAAGCGCCAGCGGCAGACCCTCCTGTAGCAACTGGAGCGTAGAGACCTTCATCTTTAAACGTTTTGAACCTCCTTTGAGATTCTAAAGACTCTTCTGGGTCTGGTAGTCTTCCAGTCTCTATTGCCTGCAAGCCTTCTTCCGCAGTCAAAACGCCGAGTTGCACTAACTGAGCAGAAACTCTGTTCCAAACTGAAGCGTCTTGGATATCTATTTCTTGGAAATGAGGAGTAGGAAAGTTTTTAAAACCTAAATTTTTGCAAAGCCTCTTTACTTCTGGAATCATAAAGTCATTCAAGAAAGCTTGTCTCCCTTGCTGCAACCTTTGAAAGAAAATATTTGATTTGATGCTAGAACTTGAAAACTTCTCGTCCCCAATTAAAATATTATTTAAACCCTGTTGGATATCTGTGTTTACTACTTCATATTTTTTAGGATCAAGAATACTAGCAATGTCAGGAATAATAAATTGAGCTTTTGTAGTAAAGTCAGAAACTAAAACTTTTCCTACTGATTGATTTTGGAAAAGAGCTTGCATTGCCTCAATATTTTTTTGGTTAATATTTAAAGCGCCGCTTTTTAACTCAGAACCCATAGTAATCAAAAGAACAGCTTGTTGAGTTGTCCTTGTGAGGGCCATGTCCATTTTTTTCATTTCCTGCTTCCAGTTAATGTCTTCCAATACTGGAAATCCCATAGGAACAGAGAACGGTTCGTAATCTTGCTTCTTATAAAATACAGCAGACACTTGCTCTGTATCTAAAGGAATTGTAATAAAAGCCCCAGCCCCAGAAAAAGTTTTCTTTTGTAAGTTTAGTTTGTTGTTTTCGTTTAAGCTTTTTAATACTTCTCTATCTTCGTCAGTGGTTGGATTGCGCAGTCTTTGTAGTTCGTAATCTGTAAGAATTTTATAATAATTACCGCCAACAAATGAAATATTCCCACCGTATTGGATATCGGCTGGATTTAAAATCATGTACTTAGATGGCAGCTCTAATTTGGCAGCAGCAGAGATAGACTCTGAACCAAATACTTGAGTTATTTTAGCTACGTCTTCAGGATTGACTTTGTAATCGAATCTATAAATAAAAACATTGCCAGACCGATAATACTCTCTGAAGAACTTGTCTACAAAGTTATCGATATTAATTTTTACAAATAAAGCCTCTAGAAAATCTCTAGCCTTCTTATTGCCTCCAGTAAAATAAATCTTACTAGAAGAAAACTCTGTCATAAGATCAATAACATTCCTAAAAGAAGAGAAATTGTAATAAGCCTTTTGGCACAGAATCACAGCGTCTCTAATATTAAGACTACTTTTATTTTGGATGCTATTAGAATATTTAAATGGCACTAGACCATAATCAATATTGTAGAATCTCTCTGTTCTTTCGATGTCTCCAGCAATATTTCTGCGAGCCCTCAGGGGCGTGTTGTCGGCAGAAGCTGCGTAAGCAGTCATCATTGGTTTGACTTCTTGAATCTTTGGCTTTCTCATGTTATATAATCATTAAATGGTTTCCGCTTCTAAAAACGACTCCCGAAGGAAGGCTTCCTGTTTGTGTTTGATTTGGCAAACTCGGCAGCAACACGTATCCAGACAATCCGCTAAGAAGGATAGACGTCTTGTTGGAATGTCCTAAAATCAAAGTATAGTCATCGAACAATTCTATCATTGGCAATCCATTAGAGTCAGTCACGGCGAACAAAGAAGCATTTGCTCCCGTTTCAAAGTAGCTAACAAAAGTGCCAGCGTTTCCGACTATAGATACGACCCCAGAAGACGCCACAAGAGAGATGTTGGTTGGGGTAGTAGAGCCGCTAATATTTATTCTTTGTGCGGTTATAGGAGATACAAAAGTTTTTGTACCACTAAAATTAAAATTGTTTCCACTAGCTATATTATTTACATTTGTGGCGCTAGATCCAGTTGCAATTTGATTATTAAGCGACCCAGAAACTGTATCTGTATAAGATTTTAAAGATCCGCTTGCTACATCAACCTTTGTGCTGACGCTTCCGCTAGCAGAAACAATATCGCTATTCAAGGCCCCGCTTAATGAAATAGTGTAACCGCTAAAGTAATTTATTTGTGCTAATAAATAATTTCCAGTGTCAGTAAGCCGAGTCGAAAGAGCTCCACTTATGCTATTGGAGAAAGAATTTGCAGCAGCTCCAGAATTTTGGATATTCGTGTCTAAAATTCCAGAGGTGCTGTTAATAATAGAATTTAATGTGCCTGTCGCAGAGCTCAATGCTGCTGCATCAACATACCCTTCCGGATTAGAAGACAAGGGATAGTAATTATCATCCCCCACCTCTACAATAAATCCAGAAAACTCTGGCTGATCTACCTGCTTTCTTCTAATCAAATTAGCCATGCTATTATAAAGTTACACTAAAACATTACTGGAGTAAATGTAAATGTATTAATTTCTGCAGTTTGTTTCATTATTTCGTTATAGTATTTAACGCCCCAATTTGCCAACATAAACGCAGAATAATTATCTTTTCTAGCTCTTGTTGTTGAAGATCCTCTTTTCAAATGCTGAGGTAGATCAAAATTTTGCATTCCTCTAGAGGTGGTCGTGTACTCTACTAGAGCGCACTGCTTTTTAGTTTGATAGATGTAGTCATCTTGATTCTCTATGAAATCTAAATTGCTCCAATCAGCCTTATCTCCTGTAAATATTAAATCTTTAGGAAGAGAGACGCCAATAACATTATCAAAAAACTTATCATTAGAGCAAACCCTAGAAGCAAATAGCACTTTCTTATAATCTATGCAAGCCTGCAGATATTCATTGCCTTTTCTTATGAAGTTAGACGTAAAGACTTGATTGAAAGCTATTCTATGATCAGATAAATTATATTGAGACTTAGCGTTTCGTAATTCCATTTCGAGATCTTGGCCTTCGGCTTCTGAATTGAAATTAAGAGTTTTTATATTTATTTTTGCAGCTTTAAATATCTCCGACTGGTTGCATGTATCAATAAAAATATCTGCACCGGCATTGTCGCACATTATCATAACGACATTAAAATAAGTCATGATATAAGAAAAATACTTAACATGATTATTTAAATTCCCAAGGCCAGCGTAAGTATGCACAAGAATTCCAACTCCAGTCTCCTCATCTAACTCCATTACTGCTATAGCGAAATAGTCTGCATTTGGGCTATCGCTCATGTTAGGGTCTATACCAACAATATACTTCTTGCTACTAGTCCCTTTTACTAAAGTGTGAGGATACTCATCTTTAAGAGTGCATAGCTCCATTTTTTTTGCGCTAAAATAACTGTCTGAACCATCAGTAAATTGAGCGCAGTACTCTCTAAGAAATGACGAGTGAGATGATCCTCCACCTTGGGCTTCTTCGATAATTGTTTTGTCTATCATCTCTGGCGGTAGAGCCTCATACCCTAGCTGAGAAACGAAATAACTAGACTCTTCTTTTTCTGGAGAAGTAATTTTTGTGATCCACTCTTGATAAGTCTTATATAAGTTTTCGAATGTATAACTAGCAGAAGACAAAGCTATCATCTTAGAGTTATTTACAAAAACCATTCTGTCTTCCTCTTTCATCTTGCCTTCTGCAATGAGCAAGTCTTCCATTTCACGAATATTAATACGTCTTGTCATGTCTTGCGGGGCAACAAGGAATGGCATCAATACATTTTTGATAATTTCCTCTGGAAGAAGCAAGAACTCGTCAAGCACAAGAATGTTCGCGCGAAAACCGCGGATCTTTTCGCCGCTTAGAGGAATAGCCCTGATTGACCCGCCATTTATATCCCATTCGTATAAATCATTTCTTTTACTTTTAGCGCCGAAAGCTTGCATCAATAATTCTGCGCCTTTAGTCTCGGACATCTTTTCTATATTATTAAAAATGGCTCTTGCGGTACGAAAAGTAGGCCCAGCTATTAAAATTTTTGTATTAGGCTCAAATACACACTGCAATACGCAATAAACGCTAGCTATAAAAGATTTCGAGCAACCACGACCCCAAACGCACATGTTAAAATTTCTATTAAACATTCCTTTCAGAGTGATTTCCTGATAAGGCGCTAGTTTAATACCTGTTAGCAAATAAGTAGTAAAATATAAATTTTGGCGTAGAAATTTACAAAGAGTTATCTTGGCTTCCTTATCTTCTAACTCTCCTTGAAGCTTTTTAAAAGTCTCATTGTAGTTTTCTGTTTTCTTTTTATATTTTGTCGTTTCGTGCCACATATTACAGTAGTTTCAAGTCGTACATTAATTGCAAGTCGTATTTTTTATACTCTCCATTACTAAAGAATATTTTTTTCATTATTCTTACAGACTCTTCTCTGCCATCTGCAAATAAGAATTGTACATTGGAATACTTTTGTATTAGTTCTCTTACATTAAAGAAGACAAACTCTGGAGTAACTTTGATTTTTTTAGATACATAATTAAGATATTGAAAGCTTAAGCACTCTTGCAAAGGGCGCTCTACTAGTATTATAAGATTTGCTTCTGCCGCTACTGAACGTTCTATTTCTCGGCAGAATCTCTCGTATCCGCCACTCATCGTACCAATAAAATCAGAGATAGACTTTCTTTCGATATAACATTTATTTTCTGGATCATTAATAGCGTAGTCTCCAAACTTTAGGCCTTTAACTTGGGTAGGGTAATCGATAACTAGAGGCATCTGCTCTCTAGTATCAATATAAATACTAAAACCGTCTTTTATTTTATATTTCAGCTCTTCTTTTGGATATTGATATTTGTTTTTGAAGCCCATTTCATCGCAAAGCTTA